CGTGAACCCCCTTGCCCCAGAACTGTCGTCAACAACCCTACTCCTGCGGCAGCAGTCCAGGGATCAACTGCAGCAGCAGACCTCCCTGCTGGGTTCGTGCGGTACGCATTGGGATTCAGCCCATACTGCCCAACCTGACTACCCGTGTTATTTTGATCTTGTCGAATCATGGGGTTAACTCACGACTGAAGTGGAAAGATTCCCTGAGTTATCCGTCTCGATTTGGTAACGGGTCCCATTGGGCGAAACAATAATTAGTCTTTGATCTGCGTTCAATTCTACGTCTTGGTTTTTCTGGTACGAGGTCGTCAATAACTTGGCAATCTGTTGAAGGATTGGTGCAAAATAGGATTGGAGGTACGTCCCTGGAGGATTGGGGAGAATCATCTGCGACCTCCGACATGGGTCTCAAAACGGGTATTTCCCACCGTCCAATCCTGGGTCAATGCTCCCGTCACTCGGTATCTCACTTGCCTGCCCTGCAATCGCACATCAATTTCCCCATCAGTTTCTAGTGGATAACTGCTGGAGGTCGTCTCGGCAGCATCCCCACTTGACGCAGTGTAGAATTGGAAATTGATGGCCCCTGCTGCCTGCTGGTCTGAGTCGGTAAATATCTTGGAGATCCTGCTGTACCGTTCGCCTCTCATCAGATCAATTGCTCCGGTCTCAGCTTCTGCGTTCTCGGTCTGTGCGGGATCTGTGGTTTCATGACTGTAGATTGTGTTATCCCCTGCATCGACGGCAATTGGAGAGTTCAGCACTCCTTTATCAATCCAGCAGTTTCGGGAGACTCCTGATGTACTCAGCGAGTCGTACCAGTTGCCATCACGATAATTATAAACAACATAATACTCACACTCTCCTGCTGTGCCTGTGACTGAAGGGCACCACCACCAGACCTCTCCAAATTCAGAGTTGCCTCCACTGTAGATCAAGCCTTCCTGAGACCAATCAACTGTCCGCATCACTCGATCCTGAATGGGACTTGGCAAAGGTCGGACTGACCCATCGAACACCCAGAATCCTCCTGAGTTTAACCAGCAGGTGATCTCACTACTGTTGTGGATTGCATAAGGAGAAATGACTCCAGCATTGTCTGCGAGTTTGGTCGTGCCGAAAACCAAGGGGGGTCCCAAGTAGTTGACCTGATGCACATCGACATCTGTCCAGACCAGAGTCGTGCCGCGCACGTTCTTACCACAGACAATGTAGCCAGAGGTTTGCAGAGGAAGAGATCCCGCAGTGTTGGTTGCAGAGGGGGTCCAGACATCCACCGTTTCCTGACTGCTGAACTTGATCTGACGAGCATCTCCATCTGCACCGAGTGCTAGAACATGGCGTTCTGGAGTGACGACTACTGCCACTGCTGTCGGAGCATTCTCCGTGAAACTGTTTGCAGTTGTGATTTCTTTTGCCGCAATCGAGAGGTCAGACACATCCAGATAGAACATGGCCTTATCCCCTGAGTGCGTTCCAATCAGGTCTTCCCCGAATGAGTCGAGAGACCAGTGTGCTTTCTTCGAGAATGAGGCAGAACCTGGACCTGAGTAGCTAGATCCGAATTCCTCTTCGCCATAGTACCAATATCCGTAACCTGGTCTGAATTCAGAATCTCCCGTTGCCTGATAACCGGATGGAGTCACATCGTACAACCTTTGCCTGGATAGAGTTGGCGTGACCGTGACGGTGATGTTCGTAGCTGTGGCAGTTGCATTGTTGGAGAGAGTGAGTGTGTTGGTGCTGACTGCAGTGATCGTCGTGGCATCGGGTATCCCAGATCCTGTAATGATGTCTCCGACTTCAAAATTGGTCCCGTCATCCACCGTCACCTGATTGCTTCCAGATGTCGTGTCTGCAGTTGCGTCAGTAAACTGTGCAGGTGAGGCAACCTCAAAGGCGTAGAGTTTCCCATAGTTTGGCGATCCAGATCCTGCCGTGCCCAATGCCAACAACCCCACTCCAGAGTTATTCCTCCACTGTAGATGTCCTCTGACTGCAGAGTCCAGAGTCTCTGAGTGCCGCGACAGAGGGAAAGTCGACCAACCTCCAATGGGTCGGAGTCGTCCATCTCGGAAACGGACCAGGTTGCCCTTGAGCCACCTCTGCTTGATCTCTCGTGCAGTCCCATCCACGAAACCTGGAGGGATCTGGACTTCTTGTAACTGTTTAGCCAAGGATCTGCTCCTTCATTTTTTTAGTCTTCCTGACCTTGCGATAGATCCCCACTCCGACTGCTGCTGCAGGAAGTCCGACTGCAGTCAGAATCAACTCGACTCCACCGGAATCAACTGCTGAGTTAATCATGTCTAACCATTCCATCTAGTAACTCCAACAAGCGTATTTGTCTCTTGTGTCAATATGGATAAACCTCTGATTCCATTCACCTTTTTGGTTTACTCCAATCCCTCGGAATCCATGTTTGATTGCCAATGCAATGAAAGGTGGAACATCCTCACCTGCGATCAACACATCAAATGCTTGACCTCCATTTCCGTTGACCCCGTGATGGTGTCCAGGCCCGTTTGGTTTTGTGCGTTCTCTTGGATGTTGTGCAGATCTGTACGCAGAGGATAATTTCATTGGTTTGCCCCATTCATCTCGTAGCGCCTGCAGTCTTTGCAGGGCATCTTCCTCAATCTCGCATTCCCCACTGAAGGAGCACTGCAACTCAGCTCGACTGAAATTCTTTGATTCACTCACTGACATCACAACTCCTTAATCTCGCCTGCACAGATTTGGGTGTAGTACATGGATCTCTCCATCCTCTCTTCGTCACTGAACCCCAGTACCTCGTCCTGGGTGTGGTGCTTTCGGAACTCATCGATCACACATCCGCAACCCTGACTTGCCATGCTGACTGCGAACAGGTACGGCATTCCTTGTCTTTGGTAATCTGGCAGGATTTTCTGCACACAACTGCCGGCCCAAGTGAAGAGGAAGTGGGTCTTGTAATCCAACTCTGTAGCAGAAATCGTAGTAGAGAGCAGCAACAGGGGGAGCAGGAGTTTCAACGTCTTTCCCCGTGTTCTATCGTTTGCTTGAGTTCCGAAATCGCTACCGTCATCTCTTTAAGTGTTGTATTTACTCCTGTCATAATCTGGATCAACTGATTGTGAGAACTGGACATCAACTGGCGTAAAGCTTCATCGTTTACTGAATCCTTGTCATAAAGGATTTTTCGTTCTTCTCGATGTTGATCGGAGATGTACCGGACGTACCAACCAGCACCGATTAGAGCGATGAATAGTCCACCCAGGTTCGATAATTCTTTAATCAATTCTATATCCATCGTTGTACTCGTTTTGGTTCTGCTGGTATTGATCGGCCTTTTTTAAACGGTTAAGGCTAACTCGACTTCCGCCTGGGTAAAACCTAAACGAAATAGTTTACAGTTTGGGTCTTCCTGAAGTTCTTGCTGGTATTTAATGGTAACACCATCTAAATCTGTTTCGGTTCTGACGCGATGCGTAGCATCTGTAATCCCTGCATCTTCTAACGCTAAGTCTTCTGTTTTAAACCAGTTTTGTCTGGTATCTAAGAGCGTTTGGTACTGAGTTTGCCAACCTGCCAGATTTTGATTTTTAATGTATTGGTAGTCAAATTTGGTATTTAAATGCTTTGGAATCCCTCGCATATTTCCTTTTTTTTAAAATTAGTACAGACTCCCACTCACTCCGCGCGACCCGAAGTAGCCGCTGAGACTCAAAGGCGAATTATTCCAACCGACACTACGCGACCCACATACCGCGCCAGAGTCCCAACTTCCGCCCACGAACGCGCGATTTGGGACTGAGTATCCTGTACCCCGACCGATAGCATTAACTCCATCGTATGTTGTTCCGTCGGAGGCAGTATCTTGAGCTGCGTAACTAGCTGCTCCGTCAGATCCTGTCTCGTTTGCCCATTGCCACATCGCGCCTGTACAGTCCTCACACCCAACATTTGAGATCATTCTGCGACTAGCTGTGTCACTATGACCCCCAGTCGTTCCAGGGTCTGCTGATCCGCTGATATTCGTTTCTTCATTGCTGCCAATAGCTAGAGCCATAAACTCGGCTTGTGTGGGTAATCGTTTTTCAATTTCCGCAAATCGTTCCACAAAATTATACCAGTGATAATCTGGGTTGCTTACCCCATCCACAATTGTCTGATTGTATTTTGATTCCAGTGTTGTCGTATTACTGGCTAGATAGATGTCTGCCCACAATTTGTTTCCCACATACACCATCCCTTCGGGACTTGAAGTTGGACGGTGAGAGGCTTGTGTCCAAACACTTCTAGGTAGAATATCCCCATCCAGATAACCTGTTAGGGAGTGTCCACTAATGGTTCCAACATCAACACAAAGGCAGTGGAATCCGCCAATTTTACGAGAGTTTGTGGCGCTGGCTGTGACACCTCCAACGGTTCCATCAGGATAGGTAGAATTTGAGCTCAAACAGAAATTTGGAGTGGTTCCCGAACTAGGTTCTACTGCATAAATATAGACGTCCTCGCCATTGCGATTTGCTGCTGTTGCTTTTGAGGTTTCATTACTGGCCCAAGAACCTGTTGTGTCCGCATCCAGTGTGGTTACAGACGAGAGTGTGTAAACAGTGGCGTTGATTCGCAATTGCATTGCTGGAATATTGACTGTCCGCCTTTCTGAAGCTGTAGCAGAACCAGCATAAAATCCAGCACTGACATCATTGCCCCCTGTGATTTGCTGCTCGGCTAAATACCAGTTGGGGATTGTAGGCGGAACGGCCTGAACCGAACCCCCAAAACTGATAAGGCCATTGGATTCAGTGGCCAAAGTCACACTGTTTAGTTGAATTTCACCTGCCATCTAACTCCTAACGTGTAGTGTTCCGGTAATATTTGCTATCCCACTCGTTTGATTGTATAGCCCATCAAAGACCAACATTTTTCCTGCTACGGTCAACGTATTGGAAAACGATACGGGACCAACGTAAACCCTGTGATTTCCTGAACTAATCGTTTCTGCAGTGGTAATCGAATTAGAATGTTCTAGGTCCGTTAAGTACGTTCCCAGGTCGGTAATCTGACTTTCGGTTATGCTCAGTGCTGCTTGATGTTGAGTGACTGATGATTGGGTGATGTTTGCGTTTGGGACATTTGCCCAGATGACTGCAGCAGATAGATCGTTTACTTCTGCAGTCAGGTAGGACTGCAGATCACTGATTTGAGATTCAGTAATGGAGATCGTTTGAAACTCTAGTGCCGTTGCTCCTGCATTGACTGTGAGGACCTGATTGGCTGTTCCGATTGCAGTTAGTCCAGTTCCACCATTTGCAGTCCCAAGGGTCCCACTGACAGTGCTGAGATTATTAGTTTCAGCCGTCAGGTATCCACTGTCATTCGTCCACTGACTGATGTTCCCCGATTTGTTGGTAAGGGTGTCTGTTGAGCTTGCAGTGATATAAGACTGCAGATCACTGATCTGAGACTCTGTTACAGACGACTGGGTTGCGAGACTCCCAAGGCCCAGATGTGTGGAGAGGGTGGTCGAGTTGATCCCCAGTGCAATCGTCCCACTGCTGGTGATGGGAGATCCAGAATCCACCTCTATCCCATCTGATCCTGTGACGGCAACACTGGTAACTGTTCCTCCAGTGCTGAGTGTTTTGTATTCAAGAGCGGTCCCACCAGAGTTGACCCCCAGTACCTGATTTGCACTACCCAAACTCGCCAGTCCAGTTCCCCCAGATCCAACGGGTAGAGTCCCTGTTACGTCTGCAGTCAGATCTACATCCCCAACGGTAATCGCCTGGCCGGAAATAGTCAGATAGTCGTTCCCCGACAGAGTCACATTTACGACTGAATCTGCGACCGTTTTAAGTGTTGAATCGAGAGAGGTCCAATTTGCATTCAATTGGCTACCCCACTGATCCGTGTCTCCACCAACTTCGGGGAGTGTGAAACTATAGTTCGTCGTAGAGGTCGCCATCTAGCACCCTGAAGTGTCTGGGGTTGTGATGATCAATTTGTACTTCCGGAAGGTGATTATGTAGGAATAGGTATTCGTCTCCGATAGCAATCCTGGTTGTCCTCCCACCCAAGAACTGGATGAGAGACTGAACGATCCAGAGACTAGCCCACTTGAGTATGTCCATCCAACAGACGAATCTGCAGTTAGTGACCCTGATGCGCCAAGACCCAGATTAACACGATAGAGAATCGTCCCAAGATCCGACAGTGCATAGCCTGTGATGCTGGGAACATCATTTGATGCCGTGTAGGTCCCAGACGGTGGAGGTGTGCCAGAGGCAACGGAAGCAGAAGTAAATGAGGAGTACAGATTAGGTGTGTACGCAATCCGAAAGTCTACTGCATCTGTACTCTGCAGTTCCCACTCAATATCGACATCATTGATCTTGTCACTGTAAAGATTGGCTTTGCAGATGTCGGTCTCAGCATCATCAATATCCGACTCTGCAGTTGCCAGAATCGCATCAATGCTGTCTAGTTTCCCATTGAGAAAATTGGCAAAAGTCGCAAAGTCTCCACCGTCAAAGAATGTGTTGATCTCACTGGCAGTCTCTGGTGGCGAGAGTCCCAGTGCAGTTAGTTCGGTATTATAGGCAGGCCAAGTGCTCACGGTGCTGTAATCCCCTGCATAGGGATCTGGCAAAATTCCATCAATGTCTGAATTGATCTGAGCCAAGGTGGAACTGTCTCCGACTCCTGCAGCATTGATCCGGTCACTCAGGTTTTTGAGCTTGGTCTCCAGTGCCTGAAAATATGTGTTGATGATTGTCCCATAAGTACTGTTGTCCTGATTCAGACTCGGTAGTTCGAGGTCTGTGTAGATAGAGGAATTAAAGGGCATTAGAGTGCCTGTGCCGTAGCTAGTGCAGTCTGGGCATCAGACAAAGCAGAAGCTGCATTTGTTTTTGCAGTCCTGGCATCATCTGCCACTGACCCACTTGTCCCAACATCTCCCACCAAGGTTTCCAGTGCTGAAACTCGGCTGGTCAGTGTGGTCAGTGTGGTGTTCAGGGATTTGTTACTCACACTGAGTGCTGTGCTGGCATTGGTGGATGCCTGGGCAAGGTTATATGCAAGGGAAGGCGTGGCACTGTCATCCGCAGCACCCAGCACCTGGTCCACATCGTACACCTCCTGCTCTAATGCCGTGAAGGCTGAGTTCAAGGTTGAACCCCAGACATTCTTTGATCCTCCAACCGTTGGGAGGGTAATGCTGTAATTGGTCGTAACGGGCATAGTCTAAACCTGTGTAAACACTGTCCAAGATTCTGCAGTTGTGTCGGATCTCTTTGTCCAACTCTCTGCAGTGCTGTCGGTCTGCGTGGTCCAAGATTCTACCGTGGCATCGGTTCCTGCTGTCCACGATTCGGCAGTCAGATCCGTTTGTTTGGCCCAATCCCCAAGT